TTAAGTCCGTTATGAACGCTCGAAATGCCTAATCCCATCAAGATTGATACAAGAAAGACTTTACCCTAAAAATGGGGTGTAAAGTCTTGCACGGGTATTCTGCGGGTTTCAAATTACAGAAAACAAACTGATGGGGGTTTCAAACTCAATTGCCATATGTAAAAAACTACTCACCGCCGTAATGGTAGTGAGTAGTTCGTTTTATACGCCTATACTCTGTATTCCGTTCCATCCTTGAAAGTGAAGCGGATGTCAGTTTCATTGTAAACCGTAATGCGGTCAACCAGGGTGTACCACAAGACTTCATCGAATTCTGTAATAATGCATTCCTGCTTTTTTAGCTCACGCATAAAGTGGTCGGTCTGTAAGCGCCGTGCCTCTCGGTCTCGCTTTGTGCCATGGATTTCTTGGAGACGCTTTTTTGCTTTCTCGAACCTTTTAACCAAAGCATCATACTTCTTTTTGTACTTGTCTTGGTTGATGGCCGTGTGTGCGTTCTCATCAACACACTTTTGAATCAGCTCTGCGGTTACGGTCATTTCTTCCTGAAGTTCGGTAATCTCCGCATCGAAGCAAGCGGTGTCAAATATCAAGGGGCGTACTTCTTCGTAGTTGCGGATAATTTCCTTTGCATCGGTAATCAGAAGGTTCACCGCTTTTACGAATAGTTCCTTTATCTGCTCTTCTTCCAGCTTGGGAGTGGAGCATTTTTCTTTGCCCTTGAACTTGTGGTTGCATTGGTATATGACCTTGCGGTATTTGTCGTTGGAATGCCACACCTTTGCACCAAAGGCTGCGCCACAATCTCCGCAGAAAATTCGGCTCGCAAACAATCCAACACCGCTGTGCCTCGTAGGCAACGTGCGTCTGCGTTCCACCTCGGTTTGAACCATATCAAACACCTCGGGTGCAATAATTGCCGGATGGCTGTTCTCTACATAGTATTGCGGAACTTCACCCTCGTTGACCTTTTGTTTTTTAGTTAGGAAATCCACTGTGAAGCACTTTTGCAGAATGGCATCTCCTTTGTATTTTTCGTTTGTGAGAATGCTGAACACCGTGCCGGATTGCCACTTGGTCTTACCACCGGGGGTCGGTATTTGCTGCTCAGTGAGGTATCGTGCAATTCCACTCGGTGTTTTGCCTTCGAGGAATAGCCTGTAGATAAGGCGCACAATCTCGGCTTGTTCCTCGTTTATTACGGGTGTGCCGTGTTTGCCGGGGCCTTTGTCATAGCCGAGGAACTGTTTATAAGGCATACTGACCTTGCCGTCAGCGAAGCGTTTACGCTGTCCCCAGGTTACGTTCTCGGAAATGGAACGGCTCTCTTCCTGGGCAAGGCTTGACATAATGGTTATAAGCAATTCGCCCTTGCTATCCAAGGTGTGAATGTTCTCTTTTTCAAAGTATACCTCGATGCCTTTTTCCTTGAGCTGACGAACGGTAGTTAAGGTATCAACGGTGTTTCGGGCAAAACGGCTGACCGACTTGGTTATAATCAAATCAATTTTGCCATCCAAGGCATCTTGAATCATGCGGTTGAAACCATCTCTGCGTTTGGTAGAGGTGGCTGAAATGCCCTCGTCTGTATATACCTCGACAAACTCCCAATCGGGATTGTTCTGAATGTACTTGGTGTAGTAATCCACCTGCGCCTCGTAGCTTGTGAGCTGTTCCTCAAGGTCGGTAGAAACACGAGCGTAGCCTGCGACCCTTTTCCTTACCGTAGAGCCAAAAGGAACGGTCGTAAATTTGTGTACACTTGCAGGGATTACCCTTACTTCTCTTGCCATCACTCCACCTCCTTTGGTGCGTAGCGTTGTAGTGTTCTTTGCCGTGCAGTTTCCTTCATTTCATCCGTCCAGCTTTCCGACCTTGAGCGGTCTTTCCAGGTGCGTTCTTCCGTTTTGCTGTCGGAAAGAAGGAACTGCACTCGGTTGTTATCAAGGATGCGAATTTGGGAAACCTTATTGATGAAAATCTGCTCGTTGAACTCTACCAGGCCAAGAACGTCATTGCAAAGTGCGATAAGCGTTTCTTCCGGCAGTTGCTTTGATTGTTGGCACAAGGCTTTGCCTTTTTGATTGAATGTAGCACAGATCCAAACAATTCTTGACTTTGTTATTTTTCTGCGGTAATAAGCACCGCAGCAATCGCAAACCATCTTATGTGTAAATGGGTATGTCTTTTGAACTTGGGACTTGTGTTCAAATTCCTTCAATCTTCGTGCTATCTCGTTCTGCACCGCCATAAAGGTATCAATATCAATGATAGCCTCGTGGGTGTCTTCTGCGTGGTACTTTGGGAGCTCACCACGATTCACACGGGTCTTTTTGGTTATGTGGTTTTCACGAAAAGTTTTCTGCAACAGCAGATTTCCAGTGTAGGTATAGTTCTTGAGGATTTTAGAAACGCTGTTCTGCGACCACTTGTTATTGTTTCGAGTCACAACACCTTCAGCATCCAAACGTTTGCAAATTGCGTTGTAGCCAAGTCCCTCAAGGTAATATGCGAAAATCTTACGCACCACCTCTGCCTCTTCCGGGATTACCTCATAATACTCACCGTTGTAGCGGTAACCCAACATACCGTAGGTCCAGGGTTTACCTTCCTCAAAGTTCTTTTTGATGCGCCACTTTTGGTTCTCGCTTGCGGATAGGCTTTCTTCCTGGGCAAAAGAAGCGAGGATGGTCAGCATCAACTCACCATCCCCGCTTAAAGAGTGTATATTTTCTCTCTCAAAATAAACATCCACACCGTACTTTTTCAGTTCACGAACTGCCTCAAGCAATGTAACGGTATTTCTCGCAAATCTTGAAATGGACTTCGTAAGAATAATGTCGATTTCACCGTTACGGCAAGCCTTGAGTAGTTTCTGAAAATTAGTGCGGTCTTCTTTCGTGCCAGTCGTTGCCTCATCGGCATAGACCCCTGCGTATTCCCATTCAGAGTTTCTTTGAATAAGCTCGCTATAGTAACTGACCTGTGCAGACAAAGACATTAACATTGTATCCTTGCCGGAAGAAACACGAGCGTACGCAGCAACACGCTTTTTCTTTTTGAGAAGCGGTATGGTGGGTTCAATAACCCGTATTGTCTTTTTCATACGGAACACCTCCTTTATTAGTCACCTTCAGATACATCTTCGGTGTTACACATATTACCGTCATTCCCTTGAATTATCAAGTCATTTTGAGGGTATAAACTACCTAATAATGGAGAGTATTTTGCCCGCATCTTTGTATCAATTATGGCGTAATCCTCGGCTGTTATTGCGCCTCGAACCAGGAGGATTTTGAAGGTTGTCATAGTGAGTTGGTATAGCCGTTCACGCTCAAATTGTGCTTTTGTCATACGGCGTCACCACCTTTATGGAAACGGTCATTGATGTAACAATCAAAGGTGCAGTATTTGCGGATTTTCTTACCACTTGAATAAAACTCTTTTCCGCAGCCGGGACAAGTGTGTACTTTGTCCTTTGCTGCGTTTTTTGCTGTTTGAGCATTCCACCAAGCGTTACTACACTTCTTGCTACAGAACTGCTTTTTTCTATGACCTTCCATATGAATTAACGATGCGCCACAATATTTACAGACATTTTCAGGAAGAACCAGTTTGTTTTCTTCCTGTCTCTTGCCAGCGAGACCGTTTCTATTACAGAAGGTCTTAACCGTGTTTTTCGAGATATCCAAGACACTCGCAATGGCGGCATAACCGTATCCTTCTCCGCGCATAGAGGCAATTGTGTTCTTTTGTTCCTGGGTCATAAAAACACCTCCTTCATGTCTACGGAGATTTGGGGCCCATTTTGTTGACCCTTTTTAAGAAAAACGTTTATAAAAAACGAAAAACGCCCACCGAACCTCGAAAGGAACGATGGGCGTCATAGGGTTAGTTAGGGATTTTCAGTTTGTTTCCGCTGTAGATCACATTGGACTTGAGACCGTTCAGCTTGACGATTTCAGGATAGCGGTTACCATCACCAAGATACTTCTTGGCGATAGCCCACAGAGTGTCTCCGTGAACAACGGTGTGGATGCGGTAGGTCTCTTCGACTTTAACTGCACCAGTTACCACATTAAGATTATCAATGGCAACCCAGGTGTTGATACCTGCGACTTCGTTGCCACCAGACTTCTTAATTTTCTTGCCGAGCAGAACGCAAGTCTTTCCACCCTTTACAACAGGCTTACCTTTGCAGGTAGTCTGTGTAACGATGTGATAGTAATCATTCTTTACCCAGGCAGGGATATTGGAAGTAGCGGGATTGTACTTTTCTGCAGATGCCTTGATTTCCACCTTTGCGCCGACATCGATTTCCGAAGTCACAGTAGTGGTGGAAGTAGTAGGCTTACCCGCAGTGGGAGTTTCGGCCTTGAGCTTTGCTGCCACCTCTGCGCGGAAGGTGTCCATAGACTTACCGTGCTTAGGGAACCAGTGCATAACATCACCGTGGTTAGAAGCCACACCCTGCTTATAGCCTTCACTGTGGCAGATGATGTTCTTTTCTGTGAGACCATATTCCTTGCAGAGGTAAACACAGAGGTCGATTGCCTCTTGGTATACCTTCTTGAAGTAGGTCGCATCAGCAAGACCATCCTCGCAGATTTCAAAGCCGATATGGGTGTTGTTGGCAGAGCCACCGGCGTGCCAGCCGCGATGATTCCAAGGTAAACACTGATAGGTTGCCACTGTACCATCCGCGAGCTTACCAATGAAGCCGTGTACACAGACTTCACGACCACCGGGATGATAGGTGTTCCAGTGGTTGTTATACTGGTTCTTTCCAAGTCGACCATCATCGGGACCGACATAACGTTTCAGCCAAGGGTTATTGGCACCGGTAGAATGAACCATAATACCCTTGACCGTGATTTTCTTGCCCGCTTTATAGCAGGCATTTTCAGTGAGAAAAAGCTGATACAGTTTCATTTACTTATCCTCCTTCTTAGTGAGCTGTTTGACAGCCTGGTTAGTACCCGTTGCAGAGAGACCGCTTGCAGAGCCGAGAATGATAGCAACGAGCAAGTTTTCCGTTTCCATTACACCGGGAACGAAATAGAATGCGATTACACCGGACACCGCACCGAGAACGCAGGCAATGAGAGGAATGAAGCGTTTGAACTTTTCATCTCCGCCCATCGCAGTTTTCACGATGTCGATGATGGTGTACACGATTGCCGCCAATGCAGGGATTGTTGCGATTTCAAAGTTTGTCATAGCACGAACCTCCTTATCTGTGTGCTTGTCTGTTGATGTACTCTTCGATTTTTTCAATGGCTTCTGTTACGGGGCCATTGCACCCTTGTTCTTTCAAACCCATAAGGCAAGCAAGAACACCGTGGACAAGTACGGTCTGCTCCTCCTTAATGGCTTTGATATCGCGGTCTTGTTTTTCCTGCTTCAAGAACCAACGATAGATTGCGAAGATTGCTCCGAAGATAACGCCGAGAGCAGTAATCGCAGCCGCCAAAGTGGTGAGATTGATTTCCATAGCCGTTTCCTCCTTGTTAGATTTGGGTATGAAAAAGGCACCCCAAATGGGATGCCATAATTCCTTATTTTAGCCAAGACGGTCTGTCCGGCTTTTTCTTTGTTTCGGTTACATCGAGCCAGTCTTTATACCACTTCCGAAGTTCCTTAGTTTGCTTCTCTGTGAGAGTGTCATACCACAACCAACCTCTGTTGATTACGGAAAAGCACTCGGCATCACGGTCAATACGAAGCTGTGCGTTTTCCGCCTCATTTAGCAAAACGGCAGACTGGCTTTCATCAAAGAATAGCTTTCCGTCTTTAATGCGATAAGCGCGATAATTTCTTTCAAAGTGGTCAAGATCCATTGGCATCTCAATTTCAGTGCTGTCTACGATATTTCCAAATGTGGCATAGCTCTCAATAAAGCCGTTAGCATCAGCCTTAATTTTCATTGCAATACCTCCTTAGTTGATTCCGAAAACACGAGTAATCTGCCCGGTAGAGCTACTTGCTTTCCATGTCAGCGTTGTTGTTGAACCAGAATACTTAATACCAAAGGAAACATAATTCGCTTCATCCGCAAGCTGATAGGTTGCCTCCGATGTTCCGATGAGTCCTTTGGGTATAGTTATTGATTCAAGAGCAGATGAAGATTTCGGTCTGCCAATAATGACATAAGCCTTATAACTTCCGTAATTGAACGTAATGCTTCCGCTTGAGAGTGTTCCGCTGTAAAGCGAAGTGGCGGCAATACCAAGATTTGTTCTTGCTGCCGCCGCAGTTGTAGCACCAGTACCACCGTTTCCTATCGCAACCGTGCCAGTGACATTAGCAGCATTACCGTTAAAATTTCCAGAGGTGTTAATATATCTTGTCATCGTGGAATTGGTGCCGGCGTTGTAATTCGTATCAGTAGCATAGGAAAAATAAAAATTATCTCCCAATGCACCGATTTCCCAGGAACCATTGACTGATTTTGCAGAGGCTACTGGATAAAAAGAATTGGAGGATGGATTAACTGTTCCTCGTATAATTGCATGGTCTCTGCCTGCAATCCACGAAGATGCCGTGCTCGCATTCTTAATTTGACCCGTCATCGTTCCTCCACTTTTCGCTAATCCTCCAAGATTTGAAAGTGCGGTTGATGCGGCGGTTGCTCCCGTGCCACCTTTTGTAATAGGAACGGCAGAAGACAGCTTGGATGGAGCAATAGCACCATCTAAAGTAGTCGCCGTAAGTGTGCCGGATACCTTTGCATCACCAACCACATCAAGCGCGACTTCTGGGTCAGGTGTGTTGATTCCAACCTTCTTTTTTCGCAGTGCCACAAGGGGCGTTCCCTGGGGAACAACATAGTAGAGGTCAACCGAAGACAGTGAATTCAACTGGTCTCGAATTTGAAGATGGAAGTCGTAGGATGAGTTTGCATCCAGGCTACAAAGCTCCAAATTTGAGAACGAGTAGGATGTTCCGCTTTTGGTTACCGAAGCAAGAATCGAAGTGTACGAACCATAGGAAGTAGCACTCGTCAGCTTGTATCGATAACGGACATATAAGAGGCTGTTCTTTTGAGTGCCGGAAACTGAAACAGCAGAAAGCGTGCCGTTAAACGCAAGCTGCATCTCCGCCTCGATGTCGTTAGTTCTTCGGAGCGTCAAGGATGATACCTTCGGCTTAGCATAAGCAATAACAGTAATCTGCTGTGTTTTGCTCACTGTGTAACCACGGGAGTCTGTTGCGGTAACAACAACATCCAATGTGCCGGATTTGGAAACCGCGCCAAGGTCAATAACCGCACCCGTTGTATTGGAGAGGGTCACACCATTACACGTAGCAGAATAGGTTGAAATCGATGCGTTATTTCTTGCCGTTGCGGTGCCGGGGGTGACATACAAATACGAGTACCCTTGAATAAATACTTGGTCGTTGCCGGTTACCGTTGAGGTAGCTGAACGACCATCGTAAAAAGTAAAAGCACCCATTGTGGGTGCAGAACTGGCGGAGGTCGTTTGTACGGTTGCGGTCTTTGTGGCTGTTGAGCCGATTTGCGTTGAACCGCTGTAGGTTAGCAAAGCAAATGTGCCGGTAAAGGATTTTACAGAAGCCATCGCAGTGAGAAGCGTTGTTCGCTGTGCTGCGGTAAGTGTGATGCTTCTTGTTGCTGTTCCTTTCGCCCACGATAGACCTGTAATTTCCAAATAAACAGTAGATCCGTTTTTGATTTGGAGTTTATGGGTATATGCGGCATCGTACACGGTGGTTTCCATACTAATGCTTACGGTAGATGCATCCGCAGTAAGAGCAGAAACACTTCCAATTGTTGAACCGCCGAGCGTTTTGGTGGATACAGCACTTGAAGTACCATACACTTGGTTGGATTTCTTCCTTGCTCTTACTTTAACCGAGTAGGTAGTATTCGGTGTTAGCGAAGAAAGGGTTGTATTCGCACTTGTGCCTGCAGTGGTCGAAAATTGTGTCCAGTTCGTTCCACCGTTAGTGCTGTATTGCCAAATATCCGCAGTAGCCGAGGAAGTTGCACTGATCTTAAATCCATTAGCGGTAATATTTGATGTACTGCAAGAAACTGTTGGAGCCGTTCTATCAAGGGCGTCAAGATCGATAGTTGTGGATGCTGTAATCCAACCAATACTTGTGCCACTATAAGTACCGCTGAAACGCCAGGAGGCAGAAAGAGCCACGCCCGTCTTTGTACCGTTGCTGTTGTGAGCAACGCGGACGGTATAGGTTTTCAGCAAGGTTGTGTCATAACCGGCTGCACTTTCACTTATAGCGGGTGCTGTGTAGGTTTCGGATACGCCGTTTATTGAAACGGTAGAGTCAGAACGAGAGCCAACCGATATGGTGTAATACTTCAAGTAGACATTGAGTGTAACATCAGAATAGTTACCTGTAACGCTTTGTGAAGCTGACCAAGTGCAGTAAAGGCCGAAGTTGCTGACCGGATAATTTGAAAAACTACCACTTGTAGCCATAATATCTCCTTTCTCGCTTAATCAAGGATTACGATATTTAAACCTTCCGAAGCGGTGGGCATTGGCACAAATTTGGTTCTACCAACCGTTAATTCACCGTCCACCGTTGTTTTCTTGGTGATGGTTTCGTCCTTGTTCAGCGTGAATATCTTTTCTTCGTTGTAATAACCGGAAAACTCCGTGTTGTTAATAACCGTTCGTTGGGCGGAGTCTGCGTTGGAAACCTCAATGCCACGGCGATCAATTTTAACTTCCGTAGTATAGATTTCGTTTGGAGCGGGGGTCCACTTGTGAATGGTCGTTCCTTCAGCCAAGATGATGTCCGAAAGATACAGACTTGCCAAGCGGTTATATGCGTAAATGGTAATGGTGCTGTCCTGCACATCGGGAATAATCGCATTGTATTCCGTCCATCCAAAGGTGGAAGACGTGTTGAACAGATACTTTGTCATTGAGCCGTTGTATTTCACATAGAAATATGAAGAATAACTCGCTCCTGTTTTCTTTGCACGGAGCGAAATAACATAGGATGAGCCTGGAACAACACCCGTTATTACTTGTTTGAGCGTGGAACTGTCCCCAAGCACAAAACTGGAATCTGAAGTCGTGTTGTTCTGCACATCGGTTGAACTGTCGGTTGCAACTGTGCCGGTTATCGTCCAATCATCGGTAATGCCGTTAAGTCCAGCAGAGTTTTTTACAAAGTTAATACCCCCGGCAAACTGCTCACTCATTGTAAGCGAAAGACCATCAACGGTGTGTTCCAGTTCGGAGATTTGTTCCTGCATTTCAAGAACAGTTTCTTTCTCCCCAGATACTTCACCGCTGACGGTCTCTACCGTTTTTGTGAGGTTCGAAACATAGCTGTTTAAACCATCAATAGATGTTTGGAACTCACCAAAGCGAGATGTGTGGGTGGACACGGTAACACGAAGTTCCTCCAGATTGTTTTGAACAACCCAACCGAGTCCATCCCACACCATTGTTTCCGGCGGGACAGTTGCCGAATTTACCCAGAGCATACCGATGTACGGGTTTTCGGGTGCTACATCAGAGGTGATTACATCGCATAGATTGATGATGGTAAATTGTGCAATCGCCCGCATAGAAACACCTCCTTATAAAACTACAGACACCATAAAAGTAGCTTTAGTAGCAACGTCAGAAGAAGACACGGACAGTGTCTTGCCGGTTTTGCTGCCGGAAGTACCCCAAGAGGTATCGATAGCACCATCCTTGTTATACTTGGTCCAGGTGTAGGTGCCTTTACCCTCAGCATCGATTTCCGCGCCAGCCTGGTAAACCACAGCAGTAAGAACTGTGGAGCCGACACCATTCTTAAAGACATCACCACCCGTGGAAGAAACAACTACCTGGATGGGGTCGGAGTTATCGATGAAGGTGGCAACATCGGTGAAGGTCTTGTTGTAGGTGTTGGAAGTGGAATCGGAGTCGGTTGCCACGCACTTAAACACCGCATAACTGTCAACAGCGGCAGCATACACAGTAATGGTGGCTGTGGTAGTGCCGGAGTACATACCCGTGCTGTCAGACAGTTTTCTCCAACCGGTGCCGAATGCCGCATCATACCCGGCAGAAGAACTGGAAGTTACGGTAGAGTCCATCACACCCCACTTATAGCTAACATTGGTGGTATCAACCGTAGAACCGCGCCAAAGTTCTGCCTTTGCGGTAAGAGTTGCGACCTCGCTGTTCTTAAATACGTTACCGTTAGGGGTGGTAACGAGAAGGTCTACGATACCGCCACCGTTTACGACACGGGAGAACGAAATGGTGAGCGGATGGGTAATGGAAAGACCCGTGGAATCATCCTTGTAGGTGATTACGCAGCGGTAGTCAATACCGGGCAATCCAGCCATCACGTTGCCTTTAACAGTCAAAATGTGGCTCTTGGCACCGCTCAATGCATAGTTGCCGGAGGTGGTCAATGCTGTAGTGGAGCTACCCACATACCACTTAACCGAGGTAACGTTGGTGGATGTGATTTTATCGGTAGTTGTACCGATGACATAAAGGCTGGGAGTCAACACCAGATTGGTGGACGACCAGTCGGGAGAGTAAGTGGCGTTATCGGGATTGAACATCTGCGACTTTGCCAGGTTCGACCCAATGTAACCCGTTAAGGTAAGGGCGTCATTGTAGTCAATAATCGTAAATTGGCCTTGAGCTTTACTCATTGGAATTCCTCCTTAAATTCAGCCAAGCAGGCTGTTTCTTGTAGTCGTATCGATGAGGTCGCAGAAGAAGGTTGCTCTTACCTTGACGTCATCGGAGTCGATTTCGATGGATTTTGAACCACCGAAGTGTGCATCGTTCCACAGCTTATCGGCTTCAGCATCATCGGAAACCCTGGTCCAGATGAACTGGTTGTCATCCAAGGTGTCGGTGATATTTTCGTCCCAAGAGAAAACTGTGGCATAAAGGGTTGTGCTGATATTGTTGTTTTTGAAGATGTTACCGTTGGAAGAACTGATAACCAGGCGGTACATCTTCTGTTCCTCGATGGTGGAGATACGGTCTTCCACTTTCTCTACGGTTTCCGTGGTTGCATAAGCACGGAGTACCACTTCGCCGGTTTCCAAATCCCAATAGGAAGAACCGTCCTGGGATTGAAGAACACCTGCCTTGATGATGTTTGCCACCAACGAGCCGGAGGTGATAAAGTCGGCAACAATCTGCCCATCTGCGGTGATTGCCGTTTCGTAGGGACCGTTGTATCCGTTCTTGGAGAAGCCAAGACCGCCAACATTCCATCTCCAAACATTGACCGCTTCACCGATTGTAGGGGCATCCAAAATGAGCAGTTCATAGGGTTTGCCCGTATCGGTATCGGTATGAATAACCACATAGCCACCCGTCTGCCCGGTAATAAGACCCGTTGCATTTTTGATGGCGGAGTTCATAAGGGCGGGAAATCTGTCGATTTTTGTCGAAGCTTCCTCTGCGGCGGCTTCGGCAGCACTTACATTGTTCAGTAAGTTTGCCTTTGCCGAGCCGAGTGTGATGGATACATACTTTTCAGCCAGGGTGTCATACACAGTAGTAATGACCTTCGCTTTTGCCGTGATGCCGAGAACGCTGTGACGAATGGTAACGGTGTCGCAAAGGGACACACGCTCCAAGACAGCCACATAGTCTGGCTGTTTCCAGAGCGGTTCAAAGGCAACAGTTAAAGTTGGAACAGACGTACCAAGCGGATTGTTTTTGAGGTAGTTATTTGCATAGGCACGGAGACCATCAACGGTTACCGGGTTTTCTTCATCGAAATATTCTGTGAAATCTTTGATTAGAGTTTTTTGTTGTACGAGCGTTGCATCAGCAATTGGCAACAAAACCTCCGGTAGAGTGATCACAGCTTCTGTTCCATCTTCCGCTGTGATAACTGCATAAGGTAAAAGGTCGGTGTAAACATCGGTGTTTTCATCATCGTGTTCCAGATCCGTGAGGTTCTTTCCGTATTCGATAACCACACCTGTTTTTTGACCTCTACCTTGGTGATGAATAACGTGGAAGTTATCCCATTCGTACTCACCACCCCAAAGGTCAAGAAACGAACCTGCCACACCGCCTAAACAAGCGCGTACGCTCTGCGGTCTTGCGACCGAGAACGGTTTTGCGTTTGAATAATCGGTGTGACAAGTAAAGCCATGAGAAGTAGCGGTGTTTTGAAAAACACGCTCCATTGCGAGACTTGGTGAGATTGAATCGGAAGACCACTGCAAAGCTGCCACATTGGAAAGGTCATAAGAAATGTGCTGTGCATAGACCGTAATTTCACCGTTGATGGGAGTTGAAATGCGGTAAATACGAAACACCTGGTCTTTAGCTGTGTCATTTGGCTTTGCTTTAACGAGCCGCTCTGTGGCTATTTCTTTATACAAGGGACCGCTGATGGGATACTTGAATTCGCATTCAAAAGCACCGTTGCGTTCCTCTGTTACCTCGCAGGAGGTACAATCCTTTAGAACACCGATGCCGAAAGATGCGAAATTGATAGCATTGGCTTTATAGAGTACCGGAATCATATAGAACACCACCTTGGAGCTATAGACAATCCTTGGATGTCCCCGTCAAAAGAAAATGTATTCTCGCCGGGATACAGCAAAGGAAACCCATCGCCCTCAACGGTGTCGTTTTTTGGTTCGTTACCTTTATAGCAAACCATCTGCTTGGAGTCGATTTCTACATGTCCATCAATATTGGTGAACGTGAGAGTGTAGTTGCTTTCAGCAGATTGAATGGTCAGCTTACCTTTACCGTTACCAACCACACGGATGATAGGATAACTTGGAAATTGGTACGGGTTGGTTAGGCTTTTGCCGTTGCCCACAAGCTGTGTTTTTTCTCCCGCAACAGAGTAACGGAACGGCTCACAAGAAAAGCTGATCGTGAACACACCGATGCGGTTGAGTTCATCTTCGATATCGAGTTTGCCGGCGTAAACAGCCTTGCGAGTAAACTCTGTATCGTAGGTGTCGGAAAGGATGTGGTATTGGTTTAACCCAGAATAGAGCCAACCCTTAACCGCGGTAATTTTCTGTGATAATTCTGCGATGCTTTTTGCAGGCAGAAAGACCGAATAGGTTACCTGGACATTAGGAAATCTGCCGTCCCCGGAAATTAAGTCACCGTGGCGACCGGGGATGGATAAGAAGTCCGTTTCGTATTCGGGCGCGGAAAAAACATCCTTACGCTCAATGCGAATTCCCATATCCGAGGACTTAATGCCCTTATACACAAAATAATTCACGCAAATACCACTCCTTTCCGTTTTGCGAATTGTCCTGCAGTAACGAGAACCTCGTTGGTAAGCTGCTGAATATCCTCGCTTGAATAGTTGTTAAAGTTCGTAATATTCAGCACAAGCTGAAGCACTCCGTTTTTGGTAGAGTCCGCCAAGCCACCGCTGACAGTGCCGTGAACATTGCCGTCCACATTAAAGTCAGTAGGAAGTGCAGTTTCCATGTCCTTTGCAAGACCGTGCATCACATCGTTGATGTCCTCACTCATTCCTTCAGCTGCCTTTACAGCCTCTTTGCCGTGAGCATCGAGCGAACCTGCAAGACCATCAACGAGCATTTCACCGACCCATCCCATTTCTTTGGAGGGTGATGCGATACCGAAGAAGTCGCAAATTCCGTCCCAAATGCCGGAAATCCATCCCGAAACCTTATCCCAAAGCCAGGATGCAAGTCCCTGGATACCTTCCCACAGACCCTTTACAATGTTGCCACCGATTGAGGCCATCTCCCCAAACAGAGAACCGAAAGCTTTGACGATACCGGCAATAATCTGCGGTACGGCTTTTACGATTTCCACGATAATGGTCGGCAGATTCTTAATCAGCGAAATAAAGAGGTCAACACCCGCCTTGATGATGAGCGGGATATTGCCGATTACAGCGTTGATAATGCCGGAAATAATCTGCGGAATAGCATTTACAATGGTCGTTATAATCTGTGGCAAAGCCTGAATGAGTGAAATCAAAAGGTCGATACCTGCTTGAATGATAAGCGGTATTGCACCAAGCACGGCGGTAATGATTCCTTCAATGATTTGAGGAATCGCCTCGACAATCGCAGTGATGATTTCGGGCAAGGCAGCCACAAGGGACGTTATAAGCTGAATGCCCGTTTCGATGATTTGCGGTATTGCATCCAAGAGGAAGTTGATGATACCCATAATAATTTCAGGCAAAGCCGCAATCAGTATAGGGAGTGCATCAAGGATACCCTGGGCAAGACCCATAATGAGTTGCAGAGCAGCATCGAGTATCATAGGCAGATTCTCAATGAGTGTCTGCACGATTTGGATAACTACTTGGATGATTGTCGGAATCAATGTAGGCAGTGCGTTTGCGATACCCGTTGCAAGCGTAACCACAGCCTGCAAAGCAGTATCGAGTAACAGCGGAAGGTTCTCAAGAATACCGGTTACAAGAGCCATAACCAGTTGTAGGGCTCCTTCCGCAATTTGGGGTAAGGCTTCAATTAACCCCGTCAGCAAGGCGAAAATAATCTCGGAAGCCGTGTCGATAATTGTCGGTAGATTGTCAATAAGTGCTTGTGCCAAAGAGCCTACAATTTCACCCACGATTTCAAGTAGCTCCGGCAAGAACTCCATAATCATATCGAGAACTTTCGGCAGGATATCACCAATGACATCGGACATCTTGCTGATATCACCGTTGGCGTCAAGGATGCCGTTTGTAAATTCACCAAGTAGAGCGTTGCCTTCGGTAGCAAGATCTGTAAGTACCGGAAGTAGCACTGTACCAAGAGCATTTTTGGCGGCGGTTGCGCCTACGCTTAAATACTGCAATTGGTCATCCAAAGCACCATAAGCGTTGAGCATATCATCGCTGACAACATACCCGGCGGCACGAGCCTGTTCGCCAAGTTCGTTCATTCGCTCGGCACCAGCTTCGATAAGAGGATTCAGCTCTTGAGCGGACTTGCCGAGGATTTGCATACCTAAAGCATTACGTTCAGTTTCATTTTCAACCTTACCGAGGGCATCGATAACTTCCCAATACACAGTATCGGAATCACGCAAACTACCATCGGCATTGGTTACAGAAACACCGAGTTTGTCATAGGCTTCCACAGAAAGTTTGGTGCCATCCTGCACAGCCTTCATAGACTTGATTTGCTTCGCCATTGATTTGGTAAGGGTATCGGTTGACACATCCACCAATTCGGCGGCATACATATACTCTTGAAGTTTGTCAGTTGCAATACCCGTTACAGTAGATTCTGTGAGAACGGTATCAGCATAAGCCGCACCTTCTTTAGTCATCTCTATAAGAGCTTTACCACCGGCAATAGCGGCTGCGGAAACGGCAGCGAAGGCGGCAGCCATAGTGGCGGCGGCAGCCTTGCAAGCTGTGCCAAGTCCAGAAAATTTGCCACTGGCATCATCGCTCTGTTCACCGGCGTTTTCCACTTCATCACCGAACTTATCTGCTTTGTCTTCTGCATCGTCAAATTCCTTGGCGGCTTCATCCAATGCATCGTTGTTATCTTTGAGTTCACGCTCCATATTGTTAAGGGCAGCGGTAGCGTTGTTAAGCTGAATCTGCCAGTTTTGAGTACGCCTATCATTCTCACCAAAAGAGGATGATGCATTTTCAAGAGCAGCACGGAGCGTTTCGATTCGCTGCTTTTGAGCTTCGATTTCTTTGTTTAGTACCTGGTTACGGGCGGTGAGGGCCTCGACAGAATTATCGTTCTTTCCAAATTGGGACTCAACGACCTTCATTTCCGAGCCGAGAACCTTAAAACTTTGGTTGATATCAGCCAGAGCTTTTTTGAATTCTTTTTCACCCTCAAGCCCGATCTTAAGACCGAAGTTATCTGCCATTCAACCACCACCTTTCGTCAGATTCCGTCCGGGACAATGTCATCAATGAAGCGTTCCCGTTTCGGCTTGGCGATGCCAGTGTACTGTTTGTGGCACTCCCATAGGTCAAGGAGTAAGCCAAACGGCATCAGCCACACTTCATCCCAGGACAGATGAAGCTGACCGATGCCGTAATATAAAAGTCGAGTAAATAACTCTTCGTCACTTACTCGACCGCCGCGTTTTTTGGGTCATCCTCGCTCTGAATGTTACGCTTGGTGCCCTTAAACATAGCTTCGGTGATTGCCGCCTTAAAGGTAGCAAGATCTGCCGGAGTAGTGAGAATTTCCACATACTCTTCGGTGAGCAGATCACGAGGCTCATCCTTGTGCTGAATGTTGTGAACCAAGATGGACTGGTTTGCAAGCAAGGTGATGAGCCATACGATTTCACCGATAGCCATTTCAAAATTCTCACTCTTCATCAGCTTTTCACCCAGGTTCTCAAGACCACCGTAACGAGCAGCGATTTCCTTGGTGGCTTTGGTAGAGAGCAAGAGGGTGTATTCCTCATTACCAATGAGGATAGATGCGGTGCGTTCCTTATCCATAAATCAAGACCTCCTTATTCTGTCTTTGTGGGAGAAGCAGTGCCGTAGCTGGGTTCGTACACCTGCTTGTACCAGTTAGTGATAACATCCGCTTTGATTGCGGTGTCACCTTCAGTAGCCTCAACCTTCCAGGGATGCTTACCCGCACCATCCACCTTGTTACGGCGCATAATAGTGCCCTCAATGGTGGGAGTGTTAAAGGTGATGCTGTCACCCTTGGTAGCGAGTGCGGTCGCAGGAATACCGAATTTTACGCGGTACAACCAGAAGTAACGGTACTTGCCGTTAGACTTCTTAGCACGGAAACCGATAGCAACGGGAGTGCCGCCATCCTCTGCGGTGGAAACGACCACACCGTTATTATCGATAGTAGCGCCGGTGAGGTCGGAAGCAACGCTGCCGCCAAGGTCATCAACACCGAGGGAAAGAGTACCGCTTTTGAACTCCTTGACGATTTCGGCAGCACCGTCATCGGCATACAAAGTTGCTTCAGCCAATTCCACAGAAAGGTCTGCGGTCATAGCCTTGGCAAGCTGTGTAGGAGTTGCGTAGCTTTCGTTACCCTCGGCATCCTCGGTAATTTTGGAATAAAAGAGTTTATCAAGACCGATAGTTGCCATATAGGTTATTCCTCCATTTCGTAGTGATTGGCCACATCAATGTTGTAGTGATGATAGCCGGTCTCGGTTTCATAGCCGACATACTGTCTGCCGGTTATGGTAATGTCGGCAGCAATTAAGGCACGAACAAGTGCGTTCTTTTCCTTGGTATAGCTGCCTTGGGTGTATAAAGAAAGACGTGCCTCTTGCACGTCAATTTCGGGTTGATTATCTGCGTGAACAGTAAAGGAGTCCGTAAGCGGAACAACCACGATATATTTATCGGGTGCCTTATCCGTGAACACACCTGTTTCAATGGGAATGCCCAAGGGTTTAATGACTCTTTGCATATCTGCGAGAATACTCATATTTTGTCGACCTCCTCCTGAAACTTACGCTTCATAGCTTCTTCACACGATGATTTTGTAGCAGATTTCGCAGGTTTCAAGAACGGCTTTGCGGGCTGACCGTGTCTGCCATACTCGATAATATTTGCGATTTTCGCATTGCTTCCACCATCTGAACGAGGCTCGGAAAAGCCGATTTTAATGTTGTAGTTGCCGTTGCGGTCGAGCTTGACCGGTGTGAGTCCAAGAGAGCGTTCCAATTCACCGGTACTGCGGGAATCGAATTGTGTGCCTTTGCCGATGACAGAAGAAAGGTTGCTTTTTACTTTAGAAAGAACAACCTCACCACCGGCTGCTAAGACACGCTCGGAAATTTCGTCAGTTCGGTCGGCAAGCTTGGAGAGCTTCTCAAGAAAATCATCCGGCATTTTAACTTCAGCTTTTGCCAATGGAACTCACCACCTTTTTAGCAAGCACCTCCGTGTACATTCCACGGCTTTTGACGTCTTCGACAGAGGTGATGTCGAACCTGCCATCCTCACAAACAAGGATGTGGTCGGTAGTAACGTCAACGCCAGGAATGCTACGAAAGCGGAAAAGGTCTGTGGCTTCGGAGAAGGCAGCAAGATTAGCCCAACGCTGTGAGCCGTGTCGGCCTTCTCTATAGGCACGTACAGAAGCAAGGACTTTTTCGGAATTAACCACAAAGCCCTCGCTGTCTTTTTCTTTTACAATGGAGACAATCTCGACGAAGGTGTTCATTTTACCAAAGCTCATTTTTACACCTTCCAATCTCGGTCAAGTCTTAAAAGCAAATTGACCGTGTTCCACACTTGCTGTGCTGCTTGCGGATTATCCTGGAAGAAACCACCCGTACTACCGTCCCTCGACTCATAGAAATGAGATGTCAGCATAATAACTGCCTGTTCTGTAGTGGGCGGCATCGAGTGGTTTTTATAATGACCTTCCGGGATGTGCTGATAACTCTCCGCATAAGCGGTGGCAGCGGTGATGTAGCCTTCGAGCAGACCATCATCCACGCTATGCGTAAGAATTAAGTTGTCTTTTACTCTCTGGAGCAGATTTGCCATTCTACATCACCGCCTTTCAGTTACGCAGAGGCAGTGCCCTTCATCTGAAGAACCTTAACGGCTTCAGGGAGAATGAGCTTACCATCAAGACGCTTGGTGGCGAGGAAGCCAACCTGGCCGGAATCGGCATAACGCTCATTGAGGCGCTTGAAGGTGATGCCCTGGCGGTCACCGATCCAGTAGAAGTGGAGGTCACCGAACACGGCTACCTTGTTGCCGGCTGCGATGGTGGGAACGAAAGGAGAAGTGAAAATGGGTCTGCCGAGCAGGGTCTCGTGACCACCTTCCTGAAGAGCCTTCTGCCAGAGATACTGACCATCGTTGCCCTTGAGCTTGCGGATAGCAGCCATAGTGTCATCGTTGAAAATCCAGATTGCCTTTCTGCGGTAAGGAGCCTTTACGCTGTAGAAGAGATTGATAATCTCATCAGCGGTGATTGCAGTACCAGAGGCTGCAGTAACACCAACTTCAGCGCCACCCTTATCAGCGAGAATGCCGAGAGGTTTCTTCTCACCGTTGCCGTTGAAGAAAGCGTCCTCTTCCTTGTCGCCGATGCGGCGAGCAAACTCGGAAGCGAAATAGCTCTCAAGGTCAAAGGCAGAGTCGTTGAGCAACTCGTCAGACACCTTGATGATAGTGCCGACCTTGTGAGCATCAATGGTCTGCTGACCAAAGATGTCATCGCCCTCGGGAATAGTGCCTTCCTCGTCAATCCAGGATGCAGTACCTTTAGTAGTTACAACTGGAATCTTGCGGCTACCAGCTTCAGTCTGGAAAACGTGAGCGTGACCACGGAAGATGTGCTCTTCGTGGAGAGCCTGAACAAGGGTGTTCTCGAATTCGTCGGGAACGAGATAGCCGCCCTCGCTGTCGACACCTTCCTGGAGAGCATTGCGAACCTCATAAGAAACGCCGTTCTTGGAGCGGGTTGCGTTCCAGAAAGCATCCTTGTAAGAATCAGATGCAGTGCCAATCTTGGTGTCCACCTTTGCGGTTGCGGGTTTCTCGGTAATGGGAGCGGATACGGGCTTTGCAAGTTCGGCATCCATAGCTTCCATTCTTTCCATACGGGCGATTTCAACGCCCATCTTACCGATGTCGTTCTCCATGCCGGTGTAGATGGTATCATCTTCGGTAGAGAGAAAACCATTAGCGTCTCTGTGAGACTCTAAAAATGCTTTTGCGGCTTCAATAGCCTTGGCGCGTTTTGCACGCATTGCGATAATCGTCATAGCGATATCCTCCTTTAATATTTCATAAGATCGAGGCGTTCCATCAGTTCGCTGACGGATCTGCCGTGGGTGGGTTCGGTCTTGGGTTCAACCTTCGGCACAACTTTGGTTTCATCCTTGACCACGGGATTGGTTTTTGCGGTGATTTTATTAATTAGTGCCATTTCAACCGCTTTGCTGGAAAACGCAAATGCAGGAACATCGGCTACCGTTTTTTCATCGGTGAGGATTTCATCGGCAAAACCGAGTTCGATTGCTTTCTTTGCATTCATCCAGGTTTCGCTGCTCATAAGGTGAGACAGCTTTGCACGGGAGAGATTGGTGCGGATTTCGTAAGCATTGATGATGCTTTCCTTGACCTCGTTGAGCATTTCGATGGCTTTCTGCATATCGTCACTGTCACCGAAAGCTGCGGTCATAGGATTGTGAATCATCATCAGTGCGGTAGGTGCCATGAGCACCTTGGTTCCGGCCATTGCAATGACCGATGCCGCAGATGCTGCGATTCCGTCAATCTTAACCGTGACATTGCCTTTGTAGTCCATAAGCATGGTGTAAATCTGACTTGCGGCTACGCAATCACCACCGGGAGAGTTAATCCAAACTGTGATGTCACCACTGCCTGCGTTGAGCTCGTCTTTGAACATCCTGGGAGTGATGTCATCGTCGAACCAACTTTCTTCAGCAATAGTTCCGTACAGTTCAAGAACTCGCTCTTCGGGCTGACCTTCGTCCGCCAGGTTTTTCCACGCCCAGAACTTCTTCGTTTGGGGTATCTTCATTGGTTTCCGTTTCCTCCGTTTCTGTAGGATTTATATCTGCATAAGCACCCGCACTACCGAGCGGAAGCATACTGCCATTGATGAGGTACAAATCTCCGCCTTGTTCAGCAGGGATTCGGTCAAGGTTTTCAAGCTCACGGATGTCGTTTGCACTCATCCAACCGTTCTGCCTTGCAATCGAATAGCCGTTCATACGGCTTTGATAGTCACCTCGGAGCAGCCCCTCAAGATTGAATTTAATGAAAAACTCCTTCTTTTCATCGAGTGAGAGAAGAACTCTCATCATTGATTGCTCCCAACGGATAATCCAGGGGTCGAGGGTGTATTTCACAAACTCAAGAGATTGCTGCTCAATATTAGAAAAGCTCGACTTTTCAAGGTCACCAACCATATGCGGTGGCACTCTGAAAATTCGAGCAATTTCGTTGATTTGAAATTTGCGTGTTTCAAGGAACTGCGCCTGTTCAGGAGAAATGGAAATCGGTGTATACTTCATTCCTTCTTCCAAAACAGCAACTTTGCCTGAATTGGATGAGCCGCCAAACTGGCTCTGCCAAGCATCACGCACACGGCTTGGGTCTTTAATGGTACCAGGATGTTCCAAAACACCGGAAGGAGCAGCACCGTTGGCAAAGAATTTAGCACCAAATTCTTCACAAGCTATCGCCATACCGATAGCGTTTTTTGCCATTGCGATAGGACTGTAACCAACGAGGCCGTCAAATCCAAGTCCCGGAATATGAAGAACATCCGAAGGCTTGAGTTTTACGGATGAACCTTCCATTGTGTGAGCTTCTTCATTAGACCGCTGATAGGTGTAATAAAGTTGTCCGTTGCTATCACGGTCAACGGTCATCTTATTCGGCATCAGCGGATAAAGAGCCACGACTTCACCTTTGCCATTGCGGATGATTTGTGCGTAAGCGTTACCCCAAAGAAGCAGATGTGTCATTAAGGTTTCGCGGAACACAAAAGAGCTCATCTCGGGGTTTGGCTCATCGTGTAACAGCAAGTAAAGTGGATGGTCGGTTGCTTTTGCTTTGCCACCGGAATCGGTGTACTTGTAAAGGTGGAGCGGTAGTCCTGCCACAGCTTCAGCAAGTATCCTCACGCAAGAATAAACGGCGGTCATCTGCATAGCCGAGCGTTCATTCACGGGTTTGCCGGAAGTTGAGCCTCCCATAAGAAAGGTGTAAGAACTTCCAACAGTTCTGTTTTGAGGCTTATCTCTGGATCGGAACAATCCTGAAAAAATGCCCATCGTGATTCACTCCCTTCATATAAACAAAATGCCTCGGTCGTTATAAACCGAAGCGGTAGTATCATTGCCACAGCGGATTGCACGGTCGAGAGCCATAATGGTAGCAACTGCGCCGTCAATCTTCTCTGTGGACTTTTCCTTGTCCGGCTTGATATTACCGGCAGGGTCGGTGCGGATAAAAATGTTATCCATCATCCACCGGAGGACCGGTTGCCCGCCGTGAGCGATCTTTTCTTCAAGCACCAACTTCATCAGTTCCTTTGTAGGCGGAGACATATCTTTGAAGCCTTGACCGAAAGGAACAACCGTGAAACCCATACCTTCAAGGTTCTGCACCATCTGAACAGCACCCCAACGGTCGAATGCGATTTCACGAATATTAAAACGCTCACCGAGCCGTTCTATAAACTTCTCGATGTAACCGTAGTGAACAACGTTACCTTCCGTTGTGTTGAGGTGGTTTTGTCGTTCCCACACATCGTAAGGCACGTGGTCCCTTCGCACACGAAGCTCCATATTATCCTCGGGTATCCAAAAGTACGGTAGGACAACATATTTGTCATCCTCATCGATGGGTGGGAAAACCAACACCAATGCCGTGATATCCGTTGTGGATGAAAGGTCAAGTCCGCCGTAGCATACACGACCTTCCAGGTCATCTTCGTTAATTGCGAAAGCACATTTA